CGGACGCTGTCCCCGACGCTGGCCCCGACGCTGGCCCGGACGCTGTCCCAGACGCTGTCCCCGACGCTGGCCCAGACGCTGTCCCGGACGCTGTCCCGGACGCTGTCCCAGACGCTGTCCCCGACGCTGGCCCGGACGCTGTCCCGGACGCTGTCCCAGACGCTGTCCCCGACGCTGGCCCAGACGCTGTCCCGGACGCTGTCCCGGACGCTGGCCCAGACGCTGTCCCCGACGCTGGCCCGGACGCTGTCCCGGACGCTGTCCCGGACGCTGTCCCAGACGCTGTCCCCGACGCTGGCCCAGACGCTGTCCCGGACGCTGTCCCGGACGCTGGCCCAGACGCTGTCCCCGACGCTGGCCCGGACTTTCTCACCTGTGGAAAATTTTTTGCACGCGAGCGATTTAGCTATCGCTCGCGTGATTCCCTGAGAAAGCGGAGAGTCGCACCACACGATGCGCGGCGGCGGAAGTTTGGCGGCGGCATAGGCCATAATGATCGCGCGTTCCGCTTCGGGCCGATTGGCGGGTTCCGTACTCAATCCAATCGCAGTCCACCTATCGCGCCATTCGGCGAGCTTCGCTTGCTGTTCGGTTGTCAATATCTCAATCTTCTCCATCACATCCCTTTCAGGGCCGCAGCCCGGTTACGCCTCAGTATCACATACAAACGTGCCGCCGCTTTGAAGCCGTCCGATGCTAGTCGGAGTTGGCGTCCCAACGATGGCATAGGTGGCACCGCGCTTTTCGGCTTTGCCGACCAGCACTTTCCTCGACGACACAGAGGAGACCATCACCAGCCTGTCTCCTACTTGCCATACTTGACCTACTTCAATTTTTTTCATGGCAACCTCAGTGGCCGCAGCCCGGTTACTTCTTGCTTTGGCCGACCATAAATTCTCAGATTCAGCTCCGGCCATTTATTCTCGTCGCCTCGCATTTCCTTTGCGAGTTTCTTCAGGTAAGCTAAGTCCTCTGGCTCATCCGCGTAAAAGGTTCGGCCGTAACCCATATTGCTGGCGAAGAGCCTGCCGCCTCGCTTATGCGCCATTTTCCGCCTCCATCTTCGCCTTGAGTTCTTCGAACTGCTTCTTGTTGAAGAGCAGAAGACATGCGTTGAGCTCGCCAAGGAATATCGGCGTCACCACATTGCCAGGAGCGCCCATGGTGATCTGCGTGCCAGCCTTGACCGCCTTCATGTTGAGAACGTCCGTTCCCATCCGGATGTCCATGTTCTCCGCACTCATTCTTTTGAGCACGTCGAAGTTGTTGATCATGCCATTTTCCTCGTCAAAATATCAATCACCGCCGCATTGCCAGACCGCAGTTCTTCGACGCTCGACTTGCCGCCATAAGTGTCCATGGTCGTCGCAATCCTTGAATGCCGAAGCAGATTCTTCTGGTCCTCAATCGAAGCACCTGTCGTGCGCAGCATAGCCCGGTAAGAGTGCCGGAAGCAATGAAAGCCAAGATGCTCGATGCCAATTCGCCGCCCAGCAGGAGTCAAGTATCCGCTGCGGAGGTTGTCCCTGTCGTAAGGGCGTCCGGTCCGCTCCGACCCAAACACCCATCCACCAACCACGGCTTCGGCCACGCGCCAGCTACGCAGCACGCCGATGATCTCAGGATGCAACGGCAACTTCGCCGCGGAACCCTTCGTCTTCGTCTCGCCGGCCACGCCGTTGACCACGGAACGTCGGATGCGGAGCTCGCCCTCGTCGAAATTGAGGTCTTCCCAGCGCAAGCCTAAAGCCTCCGAGATTCTTAGCCCCAAACCAGCACACACCTGGATCAACGTCTTGACGAGCAGCGGCAATTCTGGGTCCGCAAGCAATGCCTGATACTGCTCCAGCGTCAGAATCGTCAAATCCTTCGTCCGCTTGCTGGCATCCTTCGCCTTGAGCAAAGAGATGGGGTTGCGTTCGATGGCGACCACCTGCCACAATTGCGCTTTCTCGAAGAGCATGTGCAGGACGTTGCGAACTTGGCCGCGATACATCGGTGATACCGGCGCCTGTCTCCCCGGCTTCGGATGACGCCCGATCACAGTCAGCGACTCAAGCCAGTTTTGGACTGCCATGATGTTCGAGATGAACTGGTCGATACGCGTGTCGCCCCAGTCGTTGCGCACACGCTTCAGGATGGACTGGTAGGAATGCGCTGTCGCCGGCCGCGTGGGCATCGCTTCATTCAGGAAACGGTCGATGAGGTTGGCGATGGTGATGCACTCGGAGCGCGGGCCGTTGATCAGCGAGAGCAGGGCGGCAGCGGCTTTTTCGGCAGCGGCTTTTGTGGGGAGTTCGCGCACCGTTCCGAGATACTCGCTGCGCTGGGCTTTGGAATCCCTGAAGCGCATGCGCCAGATGTCGCCGCCCCTCTGGCGGACCCGAATGAGACTACCTCTTTGGAAGGATTGGCGCATCAGACTTTCCTTTCTAAACCAACACTAGTTTCAACATCTTTCGTCCACACCGCAGTTCAAACTCACCATCGATTTCTTGCGTATAACGCTCAGTTACCTTGTGTCCATCGACAGACAGTGCATTCTGCTTGATCAAGCGCATAGCCGCGGTCATCGACGGCGCGATATTCACATGCACTAGAACGCGAGCCCAATCCACGGTAATGACTTTGATCTCGACGGGAGTCGTGTCGAACTCCATCTCTTCGATTTCTTCCGGAGGCAATATCTCTTGACACACATGGCCATGCGCCTGAAGGTATGCGAGGTATGCTTCCCATGCAGGTTTCCCGTGGAGGACAGGCATCAGACTTTCCTTTCAGGGAGCAATGCGGACCTAACTTCCTCCCGCTGCGATTCCGGGAGTTGTTCAATAAAAGATTCAATCTTTGCCCTCAATTTCGGGTAGCCAGCCTCTCGCTCAATGCGGTCAATATTCCATTGCCTCGCTTGGCGATTAAGTTCGTAGAGGAGATCGTGGTGGGGCATTGCAGGCTTTCCTTTCAAAATCAATGTTCGCAGAATAACACTGATTTTCAATGCTCGCAAGATTTAATTTAATTGCCGCGCGCTCCGGAGCACGATTAGGCGGCTTGCTGCGTTGCTTCGTACAACTCGCATTGGCGCTTTGCAATGGCGGCTACGATCCCATCTTTGATACCTTCAGGACTAATCGCGTTCGTCTCCGCAAGGAAAAGCGCTTCTTTTAGTCCCTCTATGCAGGCGGCAATGAGGAAGCGGTCGAGTTTGGGGCGCACCGGCTCTGCCCAGCGCTTCACCTTGGTATCGGGTGGCGCGAATCCAAGGGCTGAGTTCACCAGTTGGACGCAGTTACGCTCCCCTAAACCATACAACTTAAAAGATGGCAACTTGACATGTTCTTCATCGCACCAGTTGAAGTGCTCGCCTACTTCGAGGTCGGCGAAGATCAGACCGGCTGCACGCTCGGTGAAGTCAGCAACGGCGAAGTTTAGGCCCGCGCGTAGTTGTCCATTGGTGGTGCTCATCGAAGCCTCTCCGAGAGGAACAGGCGCGAAGTTAGGCCCAGCAACGAAGTCCAGCCCCTCCTTCTTGAGTTCCGCCTTGAATGCCGACAATGCACGCTCCAGTTTGTGCTCTAATTGCTCTTTCAAGACGCCTCCTATTTCTTGACTTCCTTGCAGCCGGTCTCTTCGGTTCCGGTCGCGGTTTGGATCAAGCTCTTGTCGTAAAAGCATGACGTTTCGTTGCTATTGAGGCACTGCACCAGCGCAGCACAGAGCGACGGAGCAGTGAAGGCAGCGCCAGTCTTGCCGTACACGGAGACTTTGTAGGGGCCTCCACATCCCGCCAAGAGCAACGAACAGCCGAGTAGAATCTTCTTCATCATTTCTGCCATCAGAGCTTCTTGAATCCCGCAACCGGCGTCTTATCGACCGCATCGTTCCAAGTGCCGACAAATGCCGCGCGCGGTCCTTCAAACACATGCCGATGGATCTGCGCTTTTCCGCGCCAAGGATTCGACGGCAATGTCGCCACATGCGCCAGCACCGCACGCGCGTTGGCAACCGTGCTCGTGGCCTGCGCAGGCTGAGTTGCGAGGTTGGCGATCAGGATGTCCAGCGCATCGACGGCGATTCCCACAAAGATGGCATAGGGAGCCGTCAAAGGGATAGCTGCGAGCGCTGCCTCGATGACCTGTGCTGCGTCGTTGATGTCTGCCGTGGCGCTTCCGGCTGTCCAGCCCGTCGTGGCTGCTACGAGGGCCGCTGCTGCCGCATCTAGCTCGCTTTTAAGCTGGGGGCTGACGGCGGGTTGGTTGGCGATCTGCTCGACGGCGTTGGCGACGGTTGCGGCGTCCTGTTGAATTGCTGCTGCTGTTACTTTGCACATGGGATGCTCCTTCTTGTTGCTTGTTAAATTGTTTTCATTGCCGCGAGAAGTCCATCGAGATCTAATCCAGACGGGCTCTTACCTTGTTGATTGAGCCAACTTTCAGAGATCACGCAATAGGCTTCGTCTTCGTAAGATAAGGCAAATTGATTAGAGAATGGAATCACCATTCCCCAACTAACTATCTTTCCACCAGCCGAGCCTTCTCCTACCTGCACAATGCAGTGCCCTCCGGCAATCGGGAGACCAGAAGCGAAGTTCCAATTATCAGTCTCATCTTCGCATTGCTGAGGAAGGTTAATGCCCAAATAAGCCCCACCGAAAATGTACGCGGCGTATTTCATTTGGGCAACAGAGGTAACATCGAGCGCTGCATAGCCGACGATCTTATTCAGGACAGTCTTCCCATTGGCGTCGGTTAACTCGATGCCAGTCTTCTGCCAATAATTGAGCACGTCCGTGCACGCCGCGCCATTATCAGTTGGATTGTTACCTGATGGCCCTGCGTTCGGATCGAAGCCGGTCACGGCAGTGTAAAGCGCCAACGCTTGATCTGTTGTGCCGTGCAGTGGACTGCCAGCATTCGTTGATTGGGCTTGCGCTAGATGACAGGCACCAGCACAGGTACAATCGCCCCAAATATCATTTCCGAGAAGACCCCAGTCTGAAGGCTTTACCGCAAACTCCCACCCCTGCGCGGGAACCGCTGGCCATGTCGTTGCCTTGTCCAGATAGTCGCCGAGGGCGGGAAGTTTCAAATGGCGCTTTGGAGCGAGTTTCCCTAGTTTCACAATTTCACTCCTTTGGTTACGCGGCCTTCAGCCGTTCAACTTCCGTGATTAACTCGCCAACGGTCATGCTCGCCCTGACCGACGAATCCGGTAGTTCGATCTGGAAATGCTGTTCCAGTTCCTGCGCCAGATTCAGAAGGTCCACCGAGTCCAGGGCCAAATCTGTGGCAAGAATATCAGAAAGCTTGAGGTCTCCAGCATTTATTCCTGAAGCCAGAGCGACTATCTCGAGCACGTCATGTGTCATTGTGTTCATGAACACCTTTACCCCCTCGCCAAATTCATAAAGAGTGTGCACGTCTCCATGTAAAGCAGACGCGCGATATCCGTTGGACCTTCGCGGTTTTTGGCTACAATGATTTCGGCCATCGCCCGGTCTTCCTGCGACTGCTCCTCATCTCGGTTGTAGTAGCTCTCGCGATGAATGAAAAGTACGCAATCCGCGTCTTGCTCTATGCCTCCAGATTCCCGCAAATCGGCTAGCATCGGCCGCTTGTCGGATCTCTGCTCGGAAGACCGCGCAACTTGCGCCAAGGCTACCACTGGCACATCGAGTTCCTTCGCCATAGCCTTCAGCGACCGCGAGCAAATCTCGACTTCGACGCGCCGGCTTTCCGTCTTGTGTCCCGCCGTCATTAGCTGAAGATAGTCGATCAAGACCAAATCCAATTGCCCCATCTTCTGCTTGAGGCGCCGGGCCTTTGCCCGTATCTGGGTCGGAGTCATGGCCGGAGTGTCATCAATGAAGATGTTGCTTTCGACCAGGCGACCAAGGGCGCCCTGTAATTTCTCTTTTTCGAGGGCACTCAAAAACTCGCCGCTCATCGCTCGCCGCACATTGACTCTGCCGCTCGACGCCAGCATACGCTTTTCGAGGGCTTCACGCGTCATCTCCAAACTGAAGACGGCAACCACGCCATACGAGTCCAGTGCCACATTCTGCGCGATGTTGATGCCCAGAGCTGTCTTCCCCATCGAGGGCCTTGCGGCAATGATAGTCAGTTCGCCCTTCTTCAGTCCGCCCGTCAACCGATCCACGTCATAGAACCCAGTCGGCAACCCCGTCTGCGCCACTGGATTCAGGATCGGCTTGAGGTACTCGTCGATCCCGCCCGCGGACTCAACCGAATCCGCAACAGTCCGCAATTTGCCGCTGACTGCTTCCTGGGCAACCTGCAGCAGCTCCCCTTCCGCGAACTCGAGCACAGACAGCGCCGACTCGCTTTGGTCCGCAGCTTGCTGGATGGCCACGTTGCAGATGGACATGATGCGGCGGAGCATGAACTTGTCGGCAATGATCGCGACGTAATTCGCAATCTCGGGCTTGAATGGCAAGCCTTCTGTAAGTCCGGCAAGTGTCGATACGCCGCCAATCGTCGCCAGTTCTTTGGTCCGGCGAAGTTCCTCGGCGAGTGTTACCAGGTCGAGCGCCTTATTCGCGTCGAGTAAATCGCCCATGGCGCGAAAGATGCGCTGGAAGGAATCGAGACTGAAGTGTTCTGGACGGAGCTTCTCTGCGGCTTCCGAATAGCAGGCGGGGTCCAAGAGACAGGCTCCGAGTACGGTCGCCTCCGCCGACTCATTCGCCGGCTGACCCGAGTCCAGTTTCAGATGAGGGGCAGGCTCCGATGGCGGCTCGCTGGGCGGCGCGTCGTCCATCATGTAGTCTGAGGCGTCTGCGGTCATGCGATCTTTGTATGCACGTGCTGACCTTTGATTTGCGTGTGCAGGAAGTTGCCAGGGCTGTCGGCTCGCTCGAACGCGTCGGCCTTGTCCGCATCGAAACCAGAATATGAGTACGTGCCGCCATTGTGGAACTGAACGGTCAGCGTCTGATCATCGGCCGAGTACACAGCGCCCTTGATGTTGCTGCTCTGTTTTAGGCTGAGAACTCGCTCTGCCATCACGCCTCCTTGCCCTTCTTCGTTTGAAGATGCCCCTCTTGGACGTAGAAAACTCCATCCTGAAGTACATTTAGGACGGGAAGCGTAAGATCCAATCGCCGGTTCACTGGAAGGGCTTTCGACCACATTCTGTCGAATTCCTCTTTGCTTATGATGCGGATGTCTTTGACGCATCTAATTGAAGAACCTTCCTCAAACATCACGCCACCTGCGCTTTCCGCACAAGAGTTACTCGCGTCGCCTGGGGCTTTTCCTTCGGTCCGATCTCCACATCGAACTGAACCTCATCGCCAGCGTCGAGCCTCTTGTATCCCGGCATGATGATTTGCGAGTAGTGGCAAAAATAATCCTGCCCATCCCGGTCGGACTTTACAAATCCAAACCCACGCTCATTTTTAAACCACACTACTGTGCCTGTTTGCATTGCCTACCCTTTCCTAAACCGGATAACGGGGAATGCGCGACGACAGCCACTCCCGGTCCTTCGTGAATATCGGCGTCTCTGCCACTTCCCATTCATCATGCGGCGGAATCTCGATCTCGCCAACCTTCGTCTCTTTCATGTACGAAGGCTGCATCACCTTGATAACAGCCGCGCCGTGCTTATACCGAACCGGATGGTCATTCTAGTTGTCGCCGTGCTCATGGATCTTGTCGTGCATCTTCTCTACCGACACGCCATGGAGTTCTTTGGCGGAGCAATAATGCTGTGCCAGCATCGATACTGAATTACGTGTGGCATCCTTCTGCCGGGCGACAAAGTAGTTCTCGATCTCGACCGGATCGGGAATCTGGAAGACGCGGGAATCGAAGTGGGCCTGCTTCTTGTCGGTCCACTGCTTGTTGAACGCAGCGGTTGCAATCGACGCGGAGATAGAGCACAGCTTCTGAAGGTTGTTATCGAACCATGCGTGCGTGTCGATCTTCGCGAAGTCTGTCAAGAGAATCGAGATTTCGTCGGATTGGACGTAGGCCAACTGCGCTCCAGACACCTCTGCGCACAAAGCCAGCGCCACATTGTCCATGGCAACCATCAGCGGGATGCTGTACGGGCGCTCCATACCCCGAGTCCAGGTATGGAATGCCCGGCCATCCACGCGAATGATGGTGTAGGTCCTTCGGACCAACATGAAGCGATACCTGTCTTCATACTGGCCCTTCATCCGAAGATCGATCTCGGTAATGCTCACTTCTTCAGTTCCTCTCGCAGCGCTTCTCGTGCAATCTTCCGCGCCATTGCCCGCGCACGACGACGGATACGAAGTCCACCCCAGCCACCGTTCGCGCCGCCATGCCACAATTTTTCACGCACTTCTTCCATGGCCGTGGCGAATAGGTCTTTGAACATCTGCTGCCGGAGATTTGCTTTCTTCGTTTTATTCACGATTTCCTCTTTCTTGGCTTGCTCACCCGCATGGTACCAACAGGCATCGCGCTGAGACCCGGTATATTGAACGCGCCCATGAGCGCACCAGCCAGTTTATCCGCGGAAGAAAAATCCCACGACAGAAGCGGGGCTGCTGTCTCGATCGGATAGCTGCCATCCTTGACCGCTCGCAGGAATGTGGTGATCGACGCAATGTACGCCGCGCCCGTTTCATCTGACTCGATAACCTCGCGGTCCACTTTCCATGTCGTCGTCGTGGACTGGCCTTGGACTTTGGGCGCTGCTGGCGGAATGACTTCAGGCGCGATGTACGGTTTCGGAACCTGTATCGGCGCATCGAACAGCAACTGAGCTCCGGCTTCGTCGCCCTGTTCCAGTTTGTCATCGACTTCCGCC